TCTTTGAGATTCATAACGCAGTTCAACAAGAGGTTTTTTGTCTATGAGGTAATCATACAGCATCTGGGCAAACCCGTAGTGGGGTCTTGTGCCAGTTTCGATACTGGTCGAAGTGGCAACCGTCCACATAATATCCAGTTCTCTTTTATCAGGTAAAGTCTTCATCATTTAATTCCACATCATCAGTCAAATCTTTCAATCTATTAAAGAAATCTTCATCCATAGGAATCAATTTCTCTTCACCACGATCGATTCTGTCACACATTTCCATCAGGTATTCTAGAAATTCTTTTGGATATGTTTCATCAAGATTGATAGAAGTCCAGAACCACTGATAACATTCTTCATAAGGATCATCAGTTTTCAACAGAGCATAATCAGCATAGTTTCCACTGATAAGATCTCTCCACATCTTGAAGTTGTTCCAGATCTCTCTCCAACCAGTCTGGAAACAATGTCCAAAGTAATACTCAAACCAATTCAGTTTCGTCTTCATCTACTTCCTCCAAATGATCCCATCTCCAAGTGCGACTTAAGACATCAACATCAAATCCAAACTTATATGCCCAGAAGAGAATGCCCAATAGACCATTACTTCCCATTGTAATCTGAAGATAAGGTGAAGAAGGGAAGTCATTCCAACTTACAGAAAACTGAAACAAACTCCATCGTTTGATGTTTAGAATTTGAGCATACCAATCTGTTCCAAAATCTTCTCTTTTTGAAAATTTAATTAATTTCATATTAAATTTACTTTTTTACATTATATCATAAATGACTTACAAAAACAATACCTTTATGATTTTTTGAAAGATTTCTATGGACATTGAGGACACTACTATATAAGTATTCATTTTCCCTACACCACAATTTCAAACATTCAACTATTAAAACTTTCCCGTCTTCAAAAATTAATTTCCAAGTTTTTGTTTTTGGATTATCAATTCCTTGCGTTCTTTTTTTACTTTTTAATCCTATTTTCTTTTTTGTATCTTCAGTATGCTTTCTTCCATAAAAATGATTATTTTCTCCCTTTATTTTATTTCGTTCTTCTTCATTCCATCTTTTTAATTGGTTTTGTCTAATTTTGTTTTTACGGTTTTCTGTATGCTTATATCCACTACACCCATCACCACCATCAGTTCTATTATGAAGAATACCTGTTCCCAAATCTTTTCTACCAAACACGGCAATCATATAAATTTCGTGTTGAATTGATTGCTCTTCTGTTAGATTTTTCTTTAAAAAAAGTATTCTATCTTTTGATGGAACAAAAATCCTATGTTTTTTTCTATCAAATGCTCTACGTTTTTTACCTTTTCCAATATAGTAAGGCGTCCCATCTTCACGCAAGTAAGCGTAAGTGTAGTATTCCATCTTGCTTTAATTTAAGTCGCAATACTATTTATACAAGAAAAGGTGCCCGAAAGCACCATTTCTACCTGAAAAATGCGACTTAATCAAGCATTATTATTTATCAGTCATCTTTAAATCCATCTTCAAAGTCAAACCATTCATAGAGAGAGTTCATCGCACCATCTACCACACAATCAACCACAGCATCTTGGTGTGGATTCTCTACGTGTTTATGAGCACGATTGTAACCATAACGGACACCTTCTTCCAGTGCCATTTCCAATACCTTACGGAAGTTGGGTTTCATATCAATAAGGAAGAGATTTCAGACCATCCAGAACTTCCTGAAAGCGTTCGGCACGACTCTTGTGGTGCTCTACATTCTCCTCAAGCACACTCACAATATCATCCAGAACAACATCCAGAGACGCATCAGTATCAAAGTATTGTTGGATTGCTTCGGCAAGATACCGCCGCCGACTCCATTCCATACTATAGGGTTTGTAGTCCATAATAATGGGTGTATTTGGGTGTATTATAGAGTATCTAGGTCTGGTTGTCAAGATCTAAACATTTCTCAAACTTATCTCTTAACTCATTAAGTTTAACCTGATGTTGAAACTCCATAATGTGATCCTTTATTTCTTTCTCAGCATCGGTCAGTTCTAAACGATACTTGAGTTTAATATCAACAAGACGCACCATTTCCATATAGAATTCTGTGCCCTTATGAATAAACTCCTCGTATTTCAATCTCTCTGCCTCCAGTCATCTGGTTTATCTCTATCTTCGGTCCACCAGTCAACCATATCATCTACACTATCAAAACCACGTTTGCCGAAACGGTCTAAACCAGTTCCACCAATATCAAGTTGGTTCAAAAAATCATCCATATCTCCTTCACGCATGTTAGGATTCTCTGCAGTCCTTCTTGCTTGACGGAGCATGGTAGCAGCAGAGCGATTTGCTTTTGCAAGTTTCTCTGCCCAAATCATATCTTCTAAACTTACCTCTTCATGTTTAGCAATTCGCTCACAAATTGCTTCAAGACGAAGACGGTATTGTGTAGAGAGCATATCATTCTCCAGATATACGTTTATTTATTTTTAGATTGTAACTCATCCATCAACTCCTTTGCAAGTTGATTTGAGCGTCTCCACATTGAATACTTTGCCCAAGGTGTTCTTGGATTATTTTTTAACCACCAGACTTGTCTGATAATTCTGTTTTTTGTAATATCAAAAATATAAACAAAGGCATCAGCAACATTCTTGTCGCTTATAACAACATAAACGACTATTGCAAATATTGCAAACCAAGCATAATAGGTCATCGTCTAAGTAGTTTTAGATATTCTAATACATGCTCACGAACATCCATGAGTTCGTTGTAACATTTTTGATTATGAGCACACTGACGAAGTTCGTGGTCTGGTTTATGCACACTTTCAATAAACAGATCCAGTCCTCGGTTCCATTTGATGTCTGGTGCTTCATCCATAAAGTTCATGCAATTTTTACTATTTAACCGAAAAATTGATCCACGGTTGTGGTCGCTTTCTTTCCTGCTTTGATCTGTTTTGAGATGTAAGACTTAGCAGTTGAATAGTTGTTTGCTAGATGAACTTGCTGCCCATTGTGAATAATAATAAACTTTTTACCATAAGGAACTGCTGCCCAGACCCCATCTTTGGTCACATAACCATTTGGGTCTCCTGGTTTCGGATTAAGAACACCAGGGCGATCAATAAAAGGTTTCTGAAAACTTTCAGTCATCCGAAAATAGCAGTTACACTAATGACTTTAGCACTTGGGTTGCGAGCAAGGGCAGTTTGCTTAGCATCGTTATAATCACGTGCCTCAACAATCTCATCAAAGACCTTACCAGCAACGTAGAGTTGGACTTTGCAGCGCATGGAAGTTTTCCGTTTACTGGGTTATTATACTACACAAAAGAGGACTCTAGAACAGTCTGAGGACGGTTTGCAAACTGGTCCAGAAACTCTTTCGTAAGGTCATCATACATGACTACCGTGACCATCTGAGCATAGGGGTTTCCTGCTATCTTCAGTTTATTCAGATCACGAATGAACTTACGAGTACATTTATCGTGCTGCTTCTTACCTTCAAAAATGTACAACATAGGGTATTCTGTATAGACACCATCTTTTATCTTAGTCAAATCAAAGAAGATCTTTTCTTCAGTAGTTCCAGACTTGTCTCCACCTTTCAACTCAATATAGTGTCGAATCTCAGGACAGAAACCATCGACAAGAAAATACTTAAATCCATCTTCAAGGTATTCTTCATTAGGAGTGATTCTAACACAACCCTCATACTGAACATCTTCAGTCAGACATTCTTGAATGGTTTTCACCAGCGAGTAACCAAAAGACTCAAAAAGATTTTTTAGGTTTTTCTCACGAACTGTGCCGCTAACAGCAGCACCATGATGATCGATGTAGTCCATAATCAACGCTTAACGACAGAAATAGCGGGTTTACCCTGTTGGAAGACGGTATCGACCACCGCTTGCACCTTACGTGCCGTGGAAATGCCCACAGAAGAGTAGACAGGGATGCAGACCAACCCAAAGGACTTGGTGTAGTCTACAAGGGCACCAGGGGCGATCCTGCCGCTGCTGAGACCCTCTGCGTCGTCCTTGTGCAGACGAATGACCCGCCCGATGGTCTGAGAAATACCAATGTAATCCATCGAACGCATAAACAGCACTGCCTCCAGACCAGACACATTGATGCCTTCGCTCAGGATGCTGTGATGAAGAACCACAAACTTCTTAGAGTCATCCTTGCCCCAGGCACTCAGAGTGTCGAAGAACACCTCACGGTTGACCTTCTGACCATCAATCACAGCACCAGTCTTGGAAGTGATATACATCCAAGAGAATCCACGGTCTTCCAGTTGCTTACAGAAATCAGTCTGAGAAACCAGACTCTGAATCTGTTTGGTTGCCTTGGAGCAAATCAGAACCTTGCTCACATCCTGAGCATCGATGGTCTGAATCAGATTCTCACAGTCAACATCAGCAACGATTTGACCTTTACCCAGCATCTCAAACTGCTGCACCACAACCTTAGGGGGCACAATGAAACCACCCTCTACAAGTTCAGGAGCAGGAACATTACAAATCACCTGACCATACACTGCACCATCATTCATACCAGGCTTGGAAATAGTAGCAGAATGCTTAGGAGTAGCAGTGAAGAAATAGCAGCGGTCAGCATTAGAAGCGAAGTGCTCCGTAGCAGGGAAAAAGTGACGCTGAACGCTGTTGTGTGCCTCATCAAAGTAAATGGTATCAACCTTAATATCTGCCTGCTGAAGACGCTGCAGAGAGTTGTAGGTTGTGAAGATCAGTTGGTGACGATTTGTGATTTCGCAACTAACATCATGTGCCTGAATTTCAGACACTTTAGTGGTGCTAAAATGATGTGTCTCACCAGAGTGGACGTGCATCACTTCAGCATTGGTTATAAACTCCAAGAACTCACTGGACAACTGCTCTGCCAGGAGGATTCTCGGACAGCACACTACAATGGTTTTAGGAGCATCAGACTGAAACTCACGCAGAGCATCAAAGATAGCAACGTTGGTCTTACCGCCGCCAGTGGGGATGATCACTTGACCCTTGCGATACTGCAGCAGGGCATCCAGAGCACGTTGCTGGTGAGGTCGGAGTTGAATCACAGGTCTCATCGCGTATAGGACTATTATAGCAGAAAACCGCCCCTGGTGCTACCCAGTGGACGGTTCCCAGACTGTCTCTATCAGAACAGAGTTAGACTTGTGGTTCCTACACCAGGAACTGTAAATACGACTGTGTTTCCGACTGTTATGATTTGAACTGCTGTTCCAATACCGCTTGAGAATCCATTTATTGCGGTCACTATACCAGAAGAGTTTGCAGTAATTCCAGTTCCAACTTTAAGTTGTGTTGCAGTTACAACACCAGAAACATTTATTTGCTTAGCAAAGAATGTTGGTCCTGTGACTGTTGTGATACCACTAAACGTCGAAATACCTGAGTTATAAACATTTAACTGAGAACAACTTACAATACCACCAATTACATTTGCAGCATCGGTTGAGAACCCAGCACTATTTGCATAAGTTGCAATACCAGCTCTATCAGCATAAGATATTGTTCCACTCTGAGACATTTGCACCCAGGAGGAACCAGTATAGTATTCTGGAACTAACGTTGTTGTATTGAATACAACCGCACCTCTGATATTATCTGTAGTCGTGTCTAGATTGTTTCTTTGCGTCGTGTTTAGACGAGGAAGAAGCATGAAGCGATAAGCATCAGCGAAATATCCAGTACCTGCTTCCGAAAAGTCAACCGCAGCTTTTGGTCTTGTTGTACCAATTCCAACAGATCTTAAAATAGCTCTCTGTCCAAGTGCGTTAATTTCAATCTGAGGATATATTGCGGTGCTTCCTAAACCAACAAAGTTACTAGAAGCGACGATTCCAGTACCATTACTTAGGTCACTATTGGTTCCGATTTGTACACTAAAGGCAGAATCATCAGTTCCAATTGCTACTTTGTTGAGTCTTCCAATATTTGTTACGTTAATATCATAGAAAGTAGAAATACCAGAAGTGTTATTCAGGTTTGCATTAATACCACCAAGAACAGTTAGATTATTTGTTGTAAAGTTACCACTAACAGATATGTCTCCTGCTAAGGTAGAGTCACCTCTAATGAAAAGGTCGTCTCCAACATAAAGGTCATCAGTAATCGTTGATGTTCCAACAACATGAAGCTGATGATCTGGATTTGTTTTTCCAATACCTAACCTACCATCCCAGGTAAGAGTCATTCTTCCAGTTTGTGTCTGACCATAAACCCAGTTAAAGTTGCCTGTGTTAATACCTGCAGCACCTTGATGGATGTACTGGTTTATGCTTCCATTATCATAGTTGACGAGATCGAGTGATGTTTGACCACTAAATGCACCAGATAGGTTAGCAAAACGAATTTCACCACCTTGTTGACCTCTCGTTAGACTTCTTGCAACACCAACATAAGACTCTTGAGTGCTGGTAAGAAGAATTCCACCATTTCCACTCTTGTAGACATGAACATCTGCAGATGGTGAGACAGTATTCAGACCAATACTATTTCCAACATAAAGTCTATTGACGACTGTTGAAATTCCTGTGCTAGAAATATTTGAAATTAGTTCAGTTGCAGTTACAATACCAACTACAATATTTGGAGTTCCAGAAAGAGAAGTTGCGGTTGTTGCGGTTCCAGTTACATTTCCAACTACATTTCCAGTTACATTTCCTACAAAACCACCTGTAGCAGTAACAACACCAATTACATTGACTCCACCAGAGTTAATGTTGACGTTTGTACTTACAACACTTGTCGCAGTTAAAATACCACTAATACTGATGTTCTGTGGTAATCTAGCATTATCTAAAGTTCCAGATGCAATATTAGAAGCGTTTAAGTCTGTTAATGCAATACCAATACCTCTATATTCTCTTGCAGTTACAATACCTGTTGAGTAAATATTTCCTGTCGAATCAATACCGACACCTCTTGCACCAACACTTTCAAATAGTCTTGTTGAGTCTGTTCCACCAACTTGGAAAGGATAGAATGGTGATGTTGTATTGACTCCAACAAAACCTTGTGCATAGATACTGGTAAATCCAAGACCAATATCAACATCTAACCACTGTGATGTTGGAAGGTTAAGCAGTCTTCCACCATCACCATAATAAGTTACAACACCAGATACGGATGTTGCAGTAACAATACCGTTTTGTCCTACTGAAACAATACCAACTCTCAGTCCACCACTAAAAGTAGAAACACCAGTCGCTCTAATATTACCAGCAAAAACTTCCGTCGCAGTAACCAGACCAACGATCTTCGCAGTTCCTCTTACATCAAGAAGTTCGGTTGGGACCGATGTGCCGATACCAACCAAACCTGTCGGGTTTACTATTAAATTATCATCATCTACCTGAACACCATTACGAAAATTAAAAGTTTTTCTAATATTAGCCATCGTGTATGGTATTTTTAGTTATTTATTCTAGTTCTTAATTGCCTTAAAGATAATACAGGGAGAAGCAGCATCTTGCCTTGTTGATGCATTATCGACATACTCCTCATTCAGATCTTCTTTAATGGGAAAAACAGTATAAAACATGAAGTTTATTAAGTTTAGATGCTTTCTTCCAAGTGGAGTTAAAACATCATACATCTGTGCGTTATTCCCAAGTCTTTCAAATACAACTTTCCAAAAGTTCTCAGTTGTCTGATCTCTAAATCTTAATGAAATATTTGCATTATTTCCTTTATGAGAAACAAACAAGTCTTGAACTTCATTTATAAAAAAAGTTCTCAAATGTAGTGACGAATCTGTGGGTGGTATTGTGTATCCATCTGGGACTGAGAAATTATATTGTTCCATCTTACTGATAAACGCAGGCACGTTCATTAACATGCCTAAACTATTTTCAGAATATCCATAGTCCTCAGAAATAGGAGAAAGAGACTTAAATGGATTAAATTCTGTCCAATATTCAGGAACATATTTTTGGTGTCCCGTACTTAAATCATAAGTATCTACTGATGTAGCATCTATCATGTATTGAGTGTATCTTTCAATATCCGCTTTTTTAAGAGATTCTCTTGTTTCATCAAATACTTTATCCAAATTAACTTTAGGATCTAGTTCGGACATCACACCATTAAGAGTAGAACCTGGATGCTTACTGAATAAAGTTCCACCTGGTTTTAATACTCGATAGCACTCAGACAACATTTGATCAACATTCTCAGCATATCCAATTGTTTCTAAGAACAAAATAGTATCAAAATAGTTGTCTTTGAATGGAAGATTATCCCAACTTGCTACTTTAAATCTTGACTTATATTCTGGGTTTGCTTCTTTTGCACATCTAATTTGCTCTTCAGAAGCATCAATACCATAATACTGGACTGATTTTCTTTTTTCTATCAGTCTTTTAAAGAAATATCCGCCACCACAACCACACTCTAACACATATCTACCCATATCGGATAAGTCAATAATATTCTCAATATCTTGCTCTATCCAAGTATTTGGATCTGAGTCAAGATCAACTAAAAGAGCACCATTGTAATAATGATCGTTTTCGTTGTTCAGTAAAGATGCTATTGAATTATAGTATTCAAGAGTATTGGCCATTTTTTATTTTTATTTATTGAATGTATGGATTCTTAGAGTTATAAGTTCGATAAAACTTGACGGTTGGTTTTTGACCCTTATAGAGTTTTACCTTGAAATGAAAATGGAACTTAGTTGGATAATAACCATCAAACATATGCTCATACTTATCAAAAAGAGTTTTGTTGATATGAGGAAAGCACTCTGTAAGTATCTTCTTTGTGTTTAAGAATGTTTCATCTGAATAGTTAGGAAGAAGTTCTACGTTTATATTATCGTCTATAACTTTTCCATTCTCATCAAAGTCAAAAGCATACAAAACATTGTAAGTTCCACCACCAAGAGTTTTTGCAAGATCAATAGCATCTTGTTTCATCTCATGTTCAATATTATTAAACTCTCCAAGTAAAAACCCACACTTGAAATCTGTTCTTTTCCCAATATCAATCATCGACTTGGTGAAATAACTATATCTGTGTTTTGTATTCAGACCAAAGGCACTGTTAATTAACTGATACTCCTGCTCATCAATACCATTTACAGACAGGTGAAAATATGGAGTTTCAATAAACTTATTTTGTGGAGTTATTGCTTTATGAAATGTTCTCATCCCATGAACATTATCTAGTTCATTTGCTAGAATGTTGTAGATATGGTCATAGTCTTTTTGTATCTTAGACTTAGGATGAAAAGAAACTTTCTGATAGTCTAGAAAGCAATAGTGATATGAAACATGCTCAGAGGTCAAGTCTCTCTCAAAAAGATAGTAAGTCATAACTGATTATTGTGAATACCTAACCAAAATACGATGGTGTATCTATTTCCAGAAGTAATAGGTGTTACTCCATGATAATACATCCAGTTGCTAGGAAAAACGATAACATCCCCAGTTTTAAATCCATATGTTTTTCCAATAGATGGAAACTCAAGATATCCACCTTCATAGTCTTCATTCAAATAAACACAAACTGTAAGTAGTCTAGAGAAGTTAAGAGACTCTGCATAATGATCATGATGAATTCTAAAGAAATCATCTTTTGAATAGTCTAAAACATGAGCATCACTCATACCAAGTCTATCACCATAAGCATAGTAAAATGGTCTTACATCTTTTACATATCTTCTACCTACTTCAGAAGATATATCACGAATTACCTTATCTGAAAATGTTTTGAACTCTGGTTTAACAGCAAAAAGATTAACATATTCTCCAGTTCTCAACAAGTCAGTCATTGGACTATCAAATTCGTTTTTATGCTCTTCATCACGAATTTTTTGAGAGAACTCTTCACAGATCTCTTTTTTAACTAAGTTTGTATATACTTTTACATATTGGTCTGCGCTAAGATTAAATTTACCATCTTTAATCTCAGACAACATTTCTGAAT